GTCGTAAGCGGCCAGTTCTTCCGCGAACGCATCGCGCCAGCGGGTAAGCGCCTCCGCCGGCACCAGAACGTGGCCATCCGGCACTCGCTGGTGGTCGGCCTGCTGCGGTGCTGGGTCGGAGAGCAAAAACCGCCGCCCATCCTCGGCCATCCACTGGCCTTTATGCTGAGGCAGTTCACACCGGACCAACAGCGCTGGCTCCTGCTGCGCCAGCTTGGCAAGCACTGCGGCTTCGACTGCGCGGGCAAGACTTTTGTGGGGTCCGATTACGCGAAGTCCCGCTTTGCGTATTACGTCGATAATCTCGTCATCGGTCAGGAGCGTGTTCATTATTTTTCAACCTTAAAAGAACTAAACTGTTTACTGTTTGCTTTGCAATAATTGTTCATTGCCTGCTGAAGTGCTTTTTCATCACCCCCAAACCAGAAAGCCATGCAAGTCTTCACAACCCTAGACTCTGAGACTTCAGAGCCTTTAGCGTACCCATCCTGGTAGCCTTTAGCGCCTCCGAGCATGAATGCAGCAAAGCCTACCACAAGACAACAGACAATGGTCTTCATGTCAATCACCTTTAGCTTCGTATTCTTCAATCAAAGAATCAATCCATCGGTGTCGATACTTAAAAACCGCATTATCGCGCATTGGGACATACCCAGCCACATATCCATTCGCTACAAGCCAAGCCTCTACTGTGTGTTTACCTTCAAGTGCTTCTTGAATCCGTACCATAAGGTTCTCGGCTTTAAACGATTCCTTTAGGTCTTCCCCTGCACGCTCTATAGCTAAACAAAGGAACCTTTGTTTGTTTTCGTTCTTACTATATTCTTTGTAAGACCTCGCCAAATAATCACGCTTAACAATCTTTAAGAACTCTGATGTTTTCATGTCAATCACCCATAACATCTTCAACAGCAAGGTTTACACAAGCAAGGAAGCCTTGGCTGGCATTGTTGAGCAGCGGTGTCACATCATACCCACCAACAAAAGCCCTATCCCAAATGACGATGGCAGGCTCACCAGGGCTAACATCATCAGCGTCAACCGGTGGATAGTATTCCACGTTGGTCAAATCAATGTCGACACCAAACAAAGACAACGGAACACGAGCAGAAAAACGCATTGCGTGAGACATATCAAAACCCAAAGATATAAAGAACAAAGACAACCAACCAAGTAAACCAAGCAATCAAGTACCCATATGCTCCAGCCTTAAGCATAGACATCGGTTTTCGATGAGGACAGTTACGCCCTTGGTTGCAGTCATGTTTATCACAGCAGCTCATTGCTTAGACTCCTGAGCTTCGATGTTGTCTAGCAGACGTTCAACCACCATAGCGACATCAGTCATGACGGGATCATAGCCTTTGGACACAATCCAGTGCGCAAGATGCGTAACGTCAAACCAGTAGCTTGCTTCTTCAAAGTCATAGTCACTCATGAGAGACTCCAGAGTTAAAGACACCCATGATATATACCATTGATATTTATCTTAAAGGTTAGGCACCAATGCTTCTATGCTGTCTGAGCCCTTAAGAGTAAATATTATACCATCAATGACAAACACTGTCAACGCCGTTCGTCGGATCATCCTCCGACAACTCAGGAACCTTAGGGTCCGTCACCACCAAGGTGCTGATCTCTTGCACAGCATCAATGCAGTCAGAACACATGTCAAGGTAGTCACCAGTAGCGGTGTCTTTGATCAAGGCTTCGTAATCAGACAATACAGAATTACAGCAGATACAACGCATTATTAAACTCCAAAACGGTTTTTGATGAGAGCCACAAACAATAGATATTCCTCCTGGAATTCTTTGTTGTCTTTATGTGTTTCGTGAATGGCCTTGATGAATTCATCAATTGAACCAGAGAAACAACCACAGTTTACCCGAACACCAATAACTGAATCCTTGTGTGCAGTTGTAAAACGTCCAGAAGATTTAGAAGGACCGATGACAATATAATCCGATGTTTTTTCAATCAAAGCGTCACCGGACAACAAAGCGTCACCTGACACCTTAGCGTCACCGGATACCTTAGCGTTACCGTACAACAAAGCATTACCGGACACCACAGCGTTACCGGACACCTGAGCGTTATCGGACACCCCAGCGTTACCATACACCTGAGCGTCACCAGACACCTGAGCGTTACCAGACACCCCAGCGTTACCGGACACCACAGCGTTACCGGACAACAAAGCATTACCGGACACTCTAGCGCTACCGAACACCTGAGCGTTATCAAATATGCTTTTCACGATTAAACTCCTATTAAATATTAGTCAATTGAATTAAATCTTCTTCACAACAAATAACCCGGTGTTGTTGCCTTCTGAATCCAGGTTATTAATCCATGCCCAATACGTCGCATTGACTTTTTCCATGAATCGTACAGCAATTACACCAGATTCTTTGAACACTACAGCCCACATGGTCGATACTCCTTCAGTTGAAAACAAGGCTTTAGAGGCTCTGAGAGGCTCTCACGCTACCTAGACACCAACACACTGTCAAAACACGCTCTGAGGCCGTTTTAGAGGCTCCTAGAGGCATCCTAGAATGGTGCAGGCTCTAGGGGCTTCTGCGGTGGAACGTATGGGTATGGTTTCCAGGTAGGAAATGGCCACCCGTCAGTGCTGGGATGAGGATACATAATTGAATTAGACATAATCAATTAATCCAATTGAATATTGAAATGATCTTTAATCAAAGACACAAACATCATATACTGATGATGGAATTCTTTGTTGTCTTTGTGTGTTTCGTTAATGGCGTTAATGAATTCATTAATTGAACCAGAGAAACAACCGCTGTTTACCCTGATACCCATCACTGAATCCTTATGGGCAGTTGTAAAACGTCCAGAAGATTTAGAAGGACCAATGACAATATAATCCGATGTTTTTTCAATCAAAGCGTCACCGGACAACAAAGCGTCACCGGACACCCAAGCGGTGTCCGACACCCGAGCGTTACCGGACACCAGAGCGTTACCGGACACCAGAGCGTTACCGGACACCAGAGCGTCACCGGACACCAGAGCGTCACCGGACACCCGAGCGTTACCGGACACCTCAGCGTCACCGAACACCTTAGCGTTACCGGACACCGCAGCGTTACCGAACACCTCAGCGTTACCGAACACCTCAGCGTTACCGGACACCACAGCGTTATCAAATACATTCATCATGTTTAACCCCAAAGGATAAGGACAACTACAAGACAGACACCAAAGATGCAACTAGACACCAACACAATTTTATCTGAAGTATGCATAGGTTCATCCTTCTCAGTGATAGGGCCACGAGCATATGGTCCGAAGGCTTGCTCTAGTGTGCGAGGATACTTACGGGTTTGTATGATATGTTACTCCAGGTTGAAAGGTTGATAGAGACTACAGTTTAAACCAAATGCAGAGCCTTGACAAGTGCCCGAGACAGACACCAGCCAGAGACACAGCAGGCGATGAAGATCAAGACGGACATTGTTTGCTCCTGGGTTTGTTGCTGCGATGGCTGAACTATAGGGCCTTGATGCTGTGGTGTCAACACCGTTCGTCGGAATACAGACGGTTGCTTTATAGCTCTTTATAGTGCTTTATAGACCTTTATAGAGTGGAGACCTAGAGGCCATCAAGCATGCTTCAGAGGGTCTGTTAAGTATGTTTCAGGTGTCTTCCAGAGGCACCACCACAGCCCCTCACGCCAGGACACCAGAGCCCATCAAAGCTCCTCAGTAGCCTCTCTGGAGCCCACAGCCTGCTTAGCTCTCAGTAGCATACTCCCCCAGTATATGTTTACTTTAATTGGGGACAGATTAGATTCTCTGTTGGCTGCTGAAGAGCCTCGATGATTCTCTGGTGGACTTTGAAGTACCCCGGGGGAGGGTGATGCGATAAAGAAACTTTAGCAGTAGCCCCAAAGCCTCAGAAAAAAGTAAAACTAGAAAGACACTCTGAAAAAAGAATACCTCTAGAAACACTAGAATGTCGTCTAAACAGGCTTTAAATGACAATATTATGTTAAGTAGCTTGATAGGCTTAAGACATCATAAGTATTTGATTATATTGATAAAAATACTAAAGGTTGAGGTGGATTCCGTGCTCCCTGGAAGGGGGACTTTAGAGAGAGCCTCGATTGTCATCCAACACTACCGTTTATCTTCTTATACTACCGTCTGTCGGAAACCTGTTGACAAAAGCTCTAAAATATGGTATAATATATACATCTTGTAGAAAACAAGATAAGGAACTCAAGGTAAAGACTATAGAGCACTAAGAAGCCTGACCCCACTACTTAGTGTCTATAACGCACACTGAAAGGAACTAAAGTAAGTTATCATTAATGTTTTAAACATAAATGTATATTTACCTTAGATTCCTTCATCTAAGAAACTTAATGCTACATAGTGCTCCAGAGCACTCTATAGCTAGATAGTCTCCCATAAGGATAAAGACTGATATGACTAAACCATCAGGTAACCCTAAAGGTAGGCCACCTAAGAAAGACATCGCTGAGATAAAAGAAAAAAGATCAGTTGGTCGTCCTAAAGGTGATGCTGCCATCATTAACGAATATAAACTTCGGATGCTTAACTCTCCGAAGTCTGCTAAAGTCCTAGAAGCCATCTACGATGCTGCGCTGGACAATGAGCATAAGAATCAAGCAGCAGCGTGGAAGCTAATTGTGGACCGTATTGTCCCTGTGTCTGTCTTTGAGGCACAGAAGCAAGGAAGTGGTGTACCGCAGATCAGCATTAACATCAGTTCAATTGGCACGCCGGACATTGAGACTGTTGAACGGAATGATGATGTCACTGATATTGAGGTAAAGAAATACGATGAGTAACTTGAACTGGTCTATGCTGCCTTGGCAGCTTCAAGTCTGGCAGGACAAGGAACGGTTTAAGGTACTGGCTTGTGGTCGTCGTACTGGTAAGTCGAACCTCGCTATCAAGATGACCCTTGCAAAGGCTTTAGAGGCTCCTGAAGGCTCTGCTGTGGTATACATTGCACCTACCCTAGCACAGGCCCGACAGATCGCTTGGGATGCCCTTCTGGACGCTGGAAAGGATGTTATTAAATCTGCACACGTCAACAACATGGATATTGTGTTGGTGACTGGTCGAAAGATTCATATCAGGTCTGCTGAGAATCCTGATACCCTCCGTGGTCTTAAGCTGTACTTCGCTGTGATGGACGAAGCAGCTTTTATCAAAGATGATAATCTTTGGACCAAGATTGTCCGTCCTGCTCTTTCTGACCTTAGAGGCGATGCGCTATTTATTTCTTCTCCTGATGGGCGTAATTGGTTTTTCGATCTATACAATTATGCTACACGATCTGGTGATAAAGACTGGAAGGCTTATCATTTCACTACCTACGACAATCCTACAATTCCTAGGGATGAAATCGAAGCCGCAAAGAAAACGCTAAGCACTCTGGTCTTTAAACAGGAATTTGAGGCTTCGTTCTCTACTACTGGTCAGGTTATCTTCAAGGAAGATTGGATCAAGTATGGTGATGAACCGCAGTATGGCTCTTACGTCATTGCTGTGGACTTGGCTGGTTTTGAGGATGTAGCCAAGAATGCGGGAGCTACCAAGAAGAAGCTGGACGAAACAGCTATTGCTATTGTCAAGATCAACGACAACGATGGTTCTTGGTGGGTTAAGGATATTCTGCATGGTCGTTGGGACATCAAGGAAACAGCAGAGACTATCCTCCGTGTCATCAGTGAGTATCAACCGCTGTCAATCGGTATTGAAAAAGGTTCACTCAAGAATGCAGTGCTTCCCTACCTTACTGACTTGATGAGGAAGTATAACAAGTTCTGTCATATTGAGGATTTGACTCACGGGAACCGTAAGAAAGCAGACCGAATTGTCTGGAGCCTTCAAGGCCGCTTTGAACACGGTAGAGTGTTCCTAAACGAAGAAGCAGACTTTGACGACTTCAAGGAACAATTACTGTTGTTCCCTACGCCCGGCGTGCATGATGACTTGGTTGATGCTCTGAGCTACATTGACCAACTAAGCGTCACTAGCTACAACAGTGACTACGAAGAAGACGAAGTAGAAATCATTGATCAATGGAGTGGCTACTGATGGCAACTAAGAAAGACCCAAGGCTTGAAAAAGCCGGTGTCAGTGGTTATAACAAACCAAAGAAGACACCAGATCATCCGTCTAAGTCTCACGTAGTGGTGGCTAAGGAAGGAGACAAGGTAAAGACTATCCGCTTTGGTCAACAAGGCGTTGAAGGTTCTCCTGACGGTTCTGCTCGAAACAAAGTATTTAAAGCTCGCCACGCAAAGAACATTGACAAAGGTAAGATGTCTGCCGCGTACTGGGCGGACAAAGTTAAATGGTAAGGACATATAACTATGATCGTTGACTCTGAAAATAACTTCCAAGCCAGCGGTCTAGCGGGCTGGGTGATGGACAAAGCTGACAGGTGGCGTGAACACTATGACAGTAACTACAAACTCAAGCACGAAGAATACAACCGTATCTTCCGGGGTATCTGGGCTGCTGATGATCGGATGCGTGAGAGTGAACGCAGTCGTCTAATCTCCCCTGCTACTCAACAAGCTGTTGAATCCGCTGTTTCAGAAGTTGAAGAAGCTACTTTTGGACGAGGGAAGTGGTTTGACATCAAGGATGATCGCAACGATAAGAACAGCGCTGATGTTGCTTATCTACGTGAGCAACTGAGTGAAGACTTTGCTTACACCAAGGTGCGTAAGGCAGTTGCTGAGTGTATTCTGAACGCTGCTGTGTACGGTACGGGTATTGCTGAACTCACCATTGAAGAAGTCAATGAGATGAAGCCAGCAACTCAGCCTATCCTTGATGGTGCCTTGCAGGCTGTGGGTGTCTCCATTGAGCCGCGTGTTGTTGTTAAACTTCAGCCGATCCAGCCTCATCAGTTCTTGATTGATCCAGTAGCAACCACGATTGAGGATGCTGTTGGTGTTATCATCGATCAGTATGTACCTATTCATACTGTTCAAATTGGTATCAAGAAAGGCATTTACCGAGATGTTCACGTTGGTCCTGCGGCTGACGATAATGACCTTGAAGCAGACAAAGAACTAGCATCTTCCAGCAACGATGATAAGGTTCGTCTGACTAAGTATTATGGTCTTGTTCCTAAGTATCTGTTTGATGTTGAAATGCTTAACCCTGATGTTGAGTATGAAGAACAAACGGATGAGGAAATGACCGAAGCTCAGGAAGAACGTGAGCGTAAGCGAAAAGAAAAAGCACTAAACGATTATCTGACTGACGAAGATAACGAGCCAGACGAAGAAGGTGAATACGTTGAAGCAATCGTGGTGATTGCCAACGGCGGTGTTATCCTGAAGGTAGAGGAAAACCCCTACATGATGCAGGACCGCCCTATTGTGGCCTTTGGCTGGGACATTACTCCTGGTGTGTTCTGGGGTCGTGGAATCGTTGAGAAGGCTTACAACAGTCAGAAAGCACTCGATGCTGAGCTTCGTGCTCGTATTGACGCTCTGGCACTGACTGTGCACCCGATGATGGCGATGGATGCCACTCGGATTCCTCGTGGTACTAAGTTTGAGATTCGTCCTGGTAAGACGATCCTGACCAACGGTAACCCGAGTGAGATTATGATGCCGTTTAAGTTCGGTAGTCTGGATCAGGTCACGTTTGCTCAAGCAGAAGCACTACAGAAGATGGTTCAAACCGCCACTGGTGCTATTGACTCTGCTGGTATCCCAGGCTCTATTAACGGTGAAGCAACTGCTGCTGGTATCTCCATGTCTATGGGTGCCATCATTAAACGCCATAAACGCACCCTAATCAACTTCCAAGAGTCTTTCCTGATTCCTTTGGTTGAGAAAGCAGCTTGGCGTTACATGCAGTTTGACCCTGACCACTACCCTGTGCGTGATTTCAAGTTCGTGGCTCATAGTTCTCTGGGTGTCATTGCTCGAGAATACGAAGTTACCCAGCTTGTTCAGTTGCTTCAGACCGTGAAGCAAGACAGCCCAATCTATCCTCTGTTGATTACCTCTGTTATTGATAACATGGGTCTGTCTAACCGAGAGGAACTGATGGCTCAGATCATGCAGTCCATGCAGCCTAACCCTGAACAACAACAACAAGCACAGGTTGCACAGCAAGCTCAGTTGGCTACGGCACAGGCTGACATTCAGTTGAAGCAAGCACAGGCTCAAAAGGCTGCTGCTGAGGCTCAACAAGCCGCTGTAGAGGCTCAGATTGCTCCTGAGATTGCCCGTGCTAAGCTGGTGGCTGCTCTGTCTAACAACCTCAATGAAGATAATGAGTCTAAAGACTTTGAGCGTCGAGCAAAGATTGCTGATTTGATGCTTAAGGAACGAGATATCGAGTCTAACGAACGTATTGCACTATTTCAGATGCAAAAGAACAATCAACAATAACATAAATTGGAGTCTCCTACGTGGATAAAGACACCGCACAATACTTTGACAATTACTGGGAGTTGTTTGCTTCCGCTGGCTGGAAACAGTTTCAAGAAGACATGGAGGATAGTAAAGCACTCATGTCTGATTTGATGACAGTCAAGGACGCAAATGACTTCTATTATCGCAAAGGTCAACTAGAAGTTCTCAATCGAATCGTTAACTTTCAAACTGCACTAGAGGCAGCACACAAGGAAATGACTGATGAAACGGATATTTGATTTCCAGTGCGATAAAGGACACACTCATGAGGCTTTTGTGGACTCTGAAGTACGGAGCAAACCCTGCCCTGAGTGTGACCTTGAAGCTCAACGCTTGATTTCTACTCCTCGGGTGATGCTGGAAGGCACCACAGGTTCTTTTCCAGGGGCTGCTATGCAATGGGAACGAAAGAGGAAACAGAAACTGGATCAAGAGCGTAAACGTAACGAAGCCTTCTAAGGCTAACCGTTATAAATTTCTTCCACAATGGTTTAAAAGACCACGGAGTATAAGACACATGGCAACTTTTTTTGACGAAGACCTGAACGAAAATCAGGACGCTTCAAACGTAAACGAAATCGACCAAGAACAGAACCAAGAAGAACAAACTGAAGTGGTTTCTGAGGAAACTCAACAGAGTGACGCACAAGAGCAAGCACCTGATGACGATGTTCCTGAGAAATATCGAGGTAAGTCTGCAAAAGAGATTGCACGGATGCACATGGAGGCTGAAAAGGCTCTGGGTCGTCAAGGTTCTGAAGTTGGAGAGCTTCGCCGTTTGGTGGATGATTTTATCAAGGCCCAAACCGTCAGTAAAGTACAACAAAAACAAGCCCCTGAAGAAGATGTCGAAGACGTAGACTTCTTTGCGGACCCTAATGCTGCTATTAGTAAGGCGATTGAGAAACATCCCAAGATCAAGGCAGCAGAAGAATTGCTGGTAAACACTAAAAAGGCTGAAGCATTGGCT